TCGAGCGAGGAAGATTTTTCCGACGCGGCATACCTTGGCCTCGTGCTGTGGATGGACCGCACCGAGGCTGTCCGGCGATGGGGTGAGGACGCTGGCGCCGTGTTCGATGAGACGGTCTCGGTTAGCGACACCTACGACGACAAGCCGAAAAATGTCTCATGGCTCCGCACCGGTGGCCGGCGCCGCGTCCGCGTCGTCCAGATGTACCACATGGACGACGATACGGGGCAATGGTCCTATTGTGCATTCACCAAGGGCGGAATTCTGGAATCCATGCCGTCCCCCTGGCTGGATGAGCACGGAAAAAGCACCCATCCCTACGAGTGGCGCTCGGACTATATCGACCGCGAAAACAACCGGTATGGAGAAATTCGCGACCTGATCGACCCCCAGGACGAGATGAACAAGAGGCGGAGCAAGTCCCTGCATCATGCGGTGACCCGCCAGACGTTCGGCACGCCGGAGGCGATGGGAGGGATGTCGATCCGGGACATGCGGCGCGAGCTGGCACGCCCTGATGGTCACGTTCAGATGCCGCCGAATGCGCGGTGGGGTGAGAACTTCGGCGTCATCCCGACGAATGACCAGGCTGCGGCCAACATGCAGCTGCTCCAGCAGACGGTGCAGATGTTCGAAGTCATGGGGCCGAACGCCTCAATGATGGGGAAGGCTGAAGGGCGCCAGTCTGGACGCGCGCTCATTGCGCAGATGCAGGGTGGTGAAATCCAGCAAGGCGGGCTGGTCGATACCATCAAGGATATGGATTACGGCGTCTACCGCAAGACCTGGAACAACATCCGGCAGTTCTGGACCGGCCCAACCTGGGTGCGTGTGACGGATGACGAGCGGAACTTGCGATGGGTCGGTCTCAACGTTCCGAAAATGCAGCAGGTGCAGGCCCCCGATGGGCGCGTTGTGGAGATGCCGGTGATTGACCCGGCGACGGGCCAGCCGCAGATGCAGAACGTGGTGTCCGAGCTGGATGTGGACCTGATCCTAGACGACGCGCCGGACCTCGGCACGATCCAGCAGGAGGAATTCGCCCAGCTCACGGACCTGACGAAGAACGGAGTTCTTCCGCCGTCTCCGGTCATGGCGAAGGCCATCCTCAAGGCGTCCTCCATCCGGGGGAAGGCGGACCTGCTCAAGGCCATCGATGAAGCCCAACAGGGGCAGCAGGGGCCGCCGCCTGAATTGCAGCTTAAGCAAGCCGAGATGGAGATGAAGGCCAAGGCGCAGCAGGCCGATGTTGCCATGAAGGCGCAGGCCAGCCAGCAGCAGCTTGCAGCCGAGATCGAGGCGATGCGCGTGCGCACCGCGGCCGAGATCGAGATGAAGCGCCAGTCTGCGATGGCGGACATTGAAATCGAGCGCATGAAGGCTGCCGCGCAGATCGAGATGGACCGGCAGATGGGCGCGATGAAGATGGCCCAAGCGGTGATGCCCGATGCTGTCGCGGTGATCGCTGGCCAGTAATCCCGAAATTCAGAAATCCCCGCCGCCTGGGTCAAGGGCGAACAGCGTCGCCGGCTGAGACGGGCGGTCGTGACCTCTCCACGCATCATGAGGACTACTGAAAATGAGCACGCTGGACGACATCATGTCCGGTGAGGGCCAGGACGCGCCCGAACTGGAAACCGCCCCCATCAGTCAGGAGCAGCAGGCCCCCACCGCGGGTGCAGGCATTCCCGACGATGACAATCTGCCGGAGATGGTCCCCGCCGGGGTCGTCAAGGCCGAGCGTGAGAAGGGCAAGAAGCGCTACACCGAGGCCATCGAATCGTTCGACAAGCGCTTCGCTGACCTCGAAGCCAAGTATGAGCGCCGACACGCCGAGCTGATTTCTGCCCTGCGCCCGCAGCCGCAGGTTCAGCAGCAGCGTCCGGCCCCGCAGCCACAGGACTTCTACGCCGATCCTGACGCCTACATCGGGTATCAGGCCCAGCGGGTGGTGGACCCTGTGCTCCAGAGCATGCGGCAGCAGATGGCGGTCAATGCCCGCCTGACGGCTGAAGCGATCAATGCGCCGGAGGCAGTGGCGGCTGCGGAACAGGCGTTCAACGAGGCGTCGCGCTCGGGCCAGATGGACCCTCGGATCTACAACGAGATCCAGAGCAGCCCGAACCCGTACCATGCCGCGGTGCAGTGGCATAAGCACGTCCAGCAGCGCCAGAAGTACGGCGCCGATCCCGAAGCCTACATCAAGGCGGAGATCGAGCGCCGGATGGCGGAGGCGAAGCAGCCGGCCGCCCAGCAGCCCCCCGCGGGCCGCCTTCCCCAGAGCTTTGCCGATGCCCGCAACCAGTCCGCGGGAAATCAGGGCTACCAGGGGGCGCGCCCGCTCAGCGAAATCATGAAGCGATAAGGAGCATCGGCCATGGCCGACACGCGCGTCAGCACTGCGTTGTCCCCGACCAAGTGGGACGACGAATTTTCCGTCGAGTGGTTCCAGAAAAACCCGTTCTCCGCTTATGCGGGGACCGGGGAAAACAACCCCATTCGGATGAAGGAAGACTTCGCATCCCAGCGCGGGAACGGCGTCACCTTCGAGTTCATCACCAACCTCAAGCGCGGGACGCTGTACGACCGTCAGCCCCTGCGCGGCCACGAGGAAGTCCTCGGCGAGTATGGAGACATCGCTTCTTGGCGCATGCGCAAGAAGGGCATCGCCATGCACGAGATGGACGAGGACCTCGCGGCCATCGACCTGCGCAAGGCGGCCAAGGGCACGCTGAAGACCTGGGCCGACGAAGACGTGAAGTGGGAGGTGATCGACCGCCTCGGCGATGTCGGGGCCAACTGCTCCGTCCCGTTCGCGTCGGCCACGGCGGCGGAAAAGAACTCGTGGGTTTCCGCGAATTCCGACCGGGTGCTCTTCGGCGCGTCCAAGTCCAACTACAGCTCGACGTTTGCCACTGCCGCAGGCAATGTCGATGCGACCAATGACAAGCTCACGACCGATTCCGTGAGCCTGCTGAAGCGCATGGCCCTCATGGCCTCGCCGCGCATCACCCCCCTGAAGGTGGAGGAAAAGACGAACCGCCGCTATTTCGTGGCCTTCGTCCATCCGCTCGTCTTCCGTGATTTCGTGAAGTCCGCCCAGACGGCGGAAATCAACGTCTTCATGATCGAGAAGAACGAAGCTATCTTCATGGGCGGCGACCGCGAGTGGGATGGCGTCATCCTCCACGAGGTCGATGACATGCCGATCTACTCCGGCATCGGGAACGGCGGCATCGACGTGTCCCCGGTCTACCTCATGGGCCAGGAAGCGCTCGGGTGGTGCGTCAAGACCCGCTACAAGAGCCGGGAGCAGAAGGACGACTACGATCAGGTGACGGGCCTGGGCATGATCGGCAAGTGGGGCATGAAGAAGCTCTGCTACAGCTCGACCTACGGCGGCTCCGATACCACGGTCTACGGCAAGCAGCGCGGCCTCGTGAGCGGGCTCTTCGCCGCTGTCGGCGACTGATCCGGGGCGCTGGGCGCGCCCCTCTCTCCATTCATGACATAGAGGAGCCCGAAGATGGGCAATTATTGGGACACCCCCGTCCGGCACCCGGAAGACACCGGGGTGCAGTACATCCGCCGCACGGTGGACCTCGCGCTACTGACCAACCCCGCCTACGCCACCAACGGCGTGCCCATCGGCGCGCTGGAGGCGGGCGCCAGCCCCAGCCACGCGGATGTCTACATCGAAACCGCGTTCAACGCCGGCACCACGAACGTGCTGGTGGTCGGCACGGTGGATGATGACGACGGCTTCGCCACATCTGCTGGCGTGATCGCCGGCACTGCGGGATGGAAGGGCGCCCTCTCCGGGGCTCTGACCGGCATCCCGCTGGCTGCATCCAAGGTGGTCTACGCCAAGTTCTCGCAGACGGGAACCGCGGCCACGACCGGGAAAGCCGTCATCACGCTGACGCTGCGGCCGAAGCGCGAAGGCGAGGGCGTCGCCTTCCCCGGCAACTGAGGAGGGCCGGATGCGAGTGGTCTACACTCCGGCCCCTGGGGATAGCCTCTCCGTCGAGGTGTTCGGCCTGGAGTTCTTCGCTGGGGAGCCCGTCGATGTGGCCGGCGCCGTAGCCGAGAAGCTGGCATCAAACCCGACCTTCCGCGCCACGCCCGGCGATATCCACGATGCCCCGGTCGTCGCGGGTGCCGGCGGGGACGACACGAAGCCCGCGCCGGTGAAAAAGCCGGACGGGCGCAGCCGCGAGGCCAGGCAGGCCAAGGAAGCCGCCGAGATGGCGGCCCGCGAACGGGCTGCTGAAATCGAGGTCGATGATGGCGACGACGAAAACGCGGCGTGATCTCGTCCTGCGCACGCTTGATGTGCTTGGTGTTTCGGCGGTGGGGCAATCCCCTGCCGCCGAGGACATCGCCGCCGTCGATGCACAGGTGGATGCCGTTTTTGCCACCCTCGCAGGGACGGAGGTCGTCTACGTGGCAGATGCAGACGAAATCCCGGTGGAGTGGTTCAACCCGCTTGCGGATATCCTTGCATTTTCCCTGTGCATAGACTTCGGCATCGGCGATACTGAAAAGTCTGAAATCGCCGCAAAATATGCCCAGGCAAAGGCAGACCTTCGGTTCATGAACCGCGGGACCGTGACATATGAGCCTGTAAGGGCGGAGTATTTCTGATGCCCAAAGCGGATGAAGATTGGATTGCCTACCTGATGAGCGGCGCCGGTGACTACCTGCGCAACTCATATGACCGGGCGGCCCGAGGCCTCCGATCCATCCCTGATGCGGCGCAGCACTATGCGACGGAATATGGTCGCCCGGCCGTCGAGTTTGCGGCTTCCGCTCTCCCCGGCGCCGGACTGGTGCAGGGTAATCAGGACTTTGAGCGCGGCCGAAAGGCGCTCGGTGAAGGCCGCTACAAGGATGCCGCCGTCAACTATGGCCTCGGGCTGGTGAATGCCGGGACCGAGTTCATTCCGGCCATGGCTGCGCTTCCGCCGCTCAAATTCGTCTCCGTCGATGTCATGAAGAAGCCGGACGCGGATTCCTTGATCCACTCCATGGAACCTTATGTGACGGTCCCGGTCAGGCACGGCGATACACCTGAAGATATTCTGGATAATCTGTCCGCGGGCTATGGGCTGGAACATCCTGCGCCAAAGCATGTCTTCGAAAAGGACATGCAGGATTATTCCCAACTGCTTGAAGACCCTGCCGTGCTTGATGCAATCAGGAATCGCCTGGACTTAGCTCAAAAAAACAACATGATCCCCGGCCCGGATGTTGAGGATAGCGACCTTCATTTCATGCTGTCGGCGGACAGGTCTCCCGACTCCACATGGGCGCAATATTTCGGGGAAAACGTGTCTCCTGATAAGAAAAATGAACTTGATATGGCGGTCGGAGAAGACTTCTACAGGCGGGCAAAAGCTGCATCCATGGATGCAGCATACAAAGAATATTTAGCGGCGGGTGGAACACCAACGACGCCGAAAGCTCGCGCTGAGTGGGATGAAAAAAATCCAGGTCGGCAATACACCTCACTGTATTTTGATCCCGCATCATGGACATGGCGCGAAAAGCTTAGATTTGATCGTGATCCAAAGACGGGCGAGATGGTCCCCGTCAGGGCGCCGCTGAAATAAAGGGGGAGATGATGCCTGCCATCGGCTTTCCCTCGCAATCGTCTCCAGGCGCTACCCCGCAGGAAAGTGCCGGCCGGCTTGTCAACTGCTATGCCGAGGCGCTCCCGGAAGGGGCAGGCTCCGCGACGGTGCGGCGCCGCTCGCCAGGCCTTAAGCTGTTTGCGGACACGGGGCTCACCGGCTTTCGCGGCATGGTCTATGTGCCGCCCTATGGGCTGTTCGTGGCCTATGCCGAGACACTGGTGCTTGTGTCCAGCACCGGAGCTGTGACGACTGTGGGCACGCTTGAGGGTGCGGAGATCGTCTTTGCGGCCCGGAACAACAAGCAGCCGGTGCCGGACATCGTGTTCGTGACCGAGAACGGGACCTTCATCGCGACCACATCAGCGATCACCGAGTTGACGGATGCGGACCTGCCGCAGCCGAATTCGGTGTGCTTCCTCGACGGCTATTTCTTCTTCTCCATCGCCGATGGGCGGATGTTCGCCTCCGGGCTGAATGCGACCACCATAAACGGGCTCGATTACACCACTTGCCAGTCGCGAGCCGGCGGGTTGCTGCGGGCGGTGCCCTTCGGGCGCCAGCTTTTCGCCTGCGGCCCGACCTTCATCGAGGTCTATTCCAACACAGCGGAGGCCACCGGGTTCCCGTTCAGCCGCGCCGCGGTGGTGGATCGAGGGCTCGCCGGGTCCCGCGCCATTGCCGGCTTCGAGGACGGATTCACCAAGGCTCTCGTTTGGGTGGCAGACGACAATTCGGTGTGCACTCTGGACGGCTACACGCCCGTCAAGGTATCCACCCCGGACCTTGAGCGCCTGATCGCCGCGGTGGCGGACAAGAGCACATTGGAGGCATCCGTCTACATCGTGGACGGGCGGCCGTGCTGGGTGCTCTCCTGCCCAGACTGGACGTGGGTCCTCGATCTCGACGCGAAAAAGTG